TCAACTCCCTGTCGCGCCTCTCGCGGGAGATACCCACGACAGCACCCGCCGCAGGCCTGCGGCAAGCGCTGCACCGATCTGCACAGGCGTCGGCAGCAGCCATCCCAGCAACGCCACCAGCAGAAGCCAGGGCGGCGGCGCGTTCTGCACCAAGACGGTCTGCACATTCTCGCTGCGCACGCCCGTGCGGCCCGTGCCCTGTTCGATGGTGCGGGCCTCGGGGCGCACGATCCGCTGATCGGAGATTGCCGCCTGCCCGACCGTCTGGGCATTGGTGCGCCCGGCTTGCACATTGGCGGTGACATCCGGCCCGCCGCCGAGCGCGCGCCCCAGCACCCCGACAGCCGAGGTGCAGGAACAGAGCGCGGCGCAGATCAGCAGCAGGGCCAAACCGCGCATCATATCAGCCCCTGCAGGCAGAGCGCCCGCTTGCTGTCTGCCCGCCGGTTTTCCAGCCCGCGGACGCGTTGCCCGCCCGCGAACACCCAGCGGCGCAGTTCATCGCAGGCGGCATGATACTGACCCGCGTTCGCGAGGCGCATCATGGTGGAGCGGCAGACCGGTCCGGCCCCCATGTTATAGGCCAGCTCCAGCATCGCCGCCTGAACGCCCGCCGGCATCGCCGGATTTGTGATGCAGCGCCCGATCTCTGCATAGAAGGCTGCAACATCCTCCTTCAGCCGAGCCAAGCATTCCTCCCGGGTGGCCCGGTCCCCCATCCTGACCCCATGGGTGTCGCCGAAACAGATGGTCGGGACGCCGACCAGATCACGGTAGGCCGCCAGCCGCTCCCCTTCCCATCGCGCGATAAAGGGCGTGGCCAGAGCGATCACCACAGCCGCCGCGCCAAGCCCCGCCGCCGTGCGCGCCCGTACCGCGCCGCTCTGATCGCGCCAGAAGCGGGCGAGCCACTGGCTCATATTGGTCTGCAAGACGATCCGGGCGGGGATCGCCAGGGTCGCCAGCGTGGCGGAGACCAGCGGCAGCCAGCCGGTCGGCAGCCAGGGCAGCGCATCGGGCGCATCGCGTAGCAGCAGATCGGCAATCGAGACCAGCGCCGCCAGGGCCATCAGCCAGACGGACCAGGCGCCGCCGAGGACGGCCTTCCAGTCGGGGATCAGTTTCATTTTTTTGGGTCCTTTCCAAAGAAAAACCCCGCGCGATGGCGGGGCGTCAGATGCGAGAAATTGCGACGGCCGTTCAGCCTGGGCCGCAGGGGCCGGCGCGGTCCAGCTCCAGCCGGGCGCGATCCAGCTCCAGCCGCTCCGCCTCGAACCGGCGCATGGCGCGCTTGTGGTGCCAGTTGATCAGCAGACCCAGGCAGCCAATCAGGAGACCGCCGAGGGCGAAGACATCCACCCCGGCCGCCCATCCCAGCACTGCCGAGCCCGCCCCGCCGAAGATCCCGGCATTGCCGACGCTGGCGACGATCCGGGCCGGGGCACTGCCAAATTGATCAAGATTTGCCATTTCCAACTTACCTCACCAGCCACTCTTCGACCTCGGCCGAGACATCCCGCATCTTGCGCCACCGCGCGTCCACCGGCTGGCCCTTGCGCAGCCGCAGCTTGCCCATCAGGCCCACCATCGCCCATTCCGGCCGGTCGGCGCGCGGCACATAGTCCCGCGTCGGATCATAGGCGGGATTGAGCACGCGGCGCTGCCGGGTCAGGTGCGCCGCATCTTCGGGGGCGACCACGCCGTCAGGCAGATCATCGGTCGCATAGCTGTGCGGCACCTCCTTGGTCACAGTCTCACCATTCTCGACCTCGGTGACCGTCTCGACCCACTCGACCACCTGATAGTCTTCCAGCAGGTATTCGCCGAAATCATCGCGCAGATACTTGCCGGCCCAGCGGTCGATATCGCTGTCCCCAACCACCGAAGGGTTGGCGGAAATCACCCCGATCGGCTGCTCGCCCGGTTGGGCGGCGCGGATTTTGTCGCCCACCAGCACCACCGACAGGCCGCGGCGATCCTCTTCCCCCGGGTTGCCGTCGGCCCATTCGAAATATTCGGCGTAATCCGCCCCACCGCCGGTAAAGCTGCCGTCGGCCGTCACCGTCCCGTCGCCCCGCACGCGGAATTCGAGATCGCCGCCGGACGAATAGGCCGTGAAAAAACTGAAGTCCGGTGCGCCAGCCGTCGCGACCGAGGCGGAGAAGGCGCTGGATACAAATGCGGCCGACCCGCAGAAGGCCTGTAGCGCCGGGACCGATGCCTCAGTCTGCCTTACGTAAAGTTTGGCGGTGGGTACATCATGGCCAATCCCGATCCGGCTGGTGGAATCCATAACGAAGGTGTTGGAAGAGGCCCCTGCCCTGAATTGGACCGGAGTACCCAGGGAGGCAAAATCATACAGGCTTAGAATGTTGCTGGTCGTCCCGATGATCGACCAAGCGTCAACGCCGAGCGGAGAAAATTTGAGGGCGACGTTACTCGCCAAACTTTTCAGGATCGCAGCAGCCTGAACGCCGGCCAGCGGCTCGACAATCAGCTGGGTCAAACTGGCATTCGCACCTACAATCGGCACATCCACCTGCAGCGCTGCCGCCGAGAGCAGGAGACGTCGGACGCCGTTCGTCGAGAACCCGAGCTGATCTGCCCCGGGCCGAAAGATCCCGGTATTCGGATCCGACGCGAAGGCGAGCGCCGGCAGCGCTGCGGAGCCACTCGCGAGCGCCGCGACATATTCGGTCTGGAGCCACGAGGCCAAGGCCTCGCAATAGGCACCGAAGGTCGGGAACCAACCGAGATAGCCCTGAGCATTGGCGGCGAAATTCGGAGACCCGAGCACGGGCGGATCGTTGGGGGGCGCGGTGTAGGACGGCTTTGCCATCAGGATACTCCGGTCAGAGACAATGTTGCTTGGGTGGTCCCGCCCGCCGAGAGCGAGGGGTAGAAATCATCTGCGATGCCGTAGATCGAGACGTAGAAGTCGGTCATGTCATCACCTGGATAGAAGTAGGCGGGCGCATATTGGGCATCTTCGAGCGCGCGCTGGATGCGCCGGTTGGCCCGGGTCTCGAATGAAATTTCCCACTCCGCCTTGCGGGCAGTCGGACGCTTGGTGAAGGAGATATTGCCGAAGTCGTCGACCACCCGCTTGGTGTAGCCGGTGAAGCCGGATTTGGTGTCGGTCAGCACCGTGCCGATATACTCGGCTCGGCCCGCTACGATTTCCGCGATCGAGGCGATCCCCCCGGCGTTCGCAATTGTAATCTCAGCACTGCCTCCGGGGAGCGCTCCAAGACCGGTCAGCACCACTTCCGGGTCATAGGCCTCTTCGTAGGTGAAAAAATCCAACCAGCTTGCGATGCCGCTCACGTCCAGCAGCTCGATCGTCTCGTCGTAGACAATGCTGCTGCCCGCATCCCTGATCACAAGCTGCAGCCCAACCGCCACGATGTCGACGAAGGCAATGGCATCCATCCGCGCCGGCAGACCGATGGTATAGGTGATGCTGTCGGCGTTCTCGGTCGTCTGCCCCAGCGTCTTGCCGAGATCCTTCTTGCTCTCGACCTTCACCCGGCCCGCATTGTCGAAGTCCCGCCGCGGCGTGGACAGTTCGTCGATCAGCTGGTCGAGGTGGTCACAGGACGGGCTGATCGAGATCAGCTCGGAGGCCGGGAAGCTCATGCCCTTCTCGACCGCGTTGAACGTGTTGCGGAAGCGCTTGGCCACCGCCCACCAGGTCTGCGCCTTCAGGTTGGCGTAGTAGTCCCGGTTCTTCGGCGACTGCGGGTCTTCCTCGTCGACCTTGGCATCCGGGTTCAGCACGCCGTCGCCGGCGTTGAAGCGGTGATAGTCGAGCGTCACCCCGAACTCGGCGTTGAGGCTCTGGAAGTGCGCCCCCGCAAATGCCCCGACCCCGATGCTGTCGTAGTCGATCTCGGCATTCATCCCGCGCGCCACCGCATGCACCCGGCCGGCCGACTTCAGCAGCTCATCTTCCAGGGCCTTCCACTCCTCGACCCTGACGGCCTCGATCCCCTCGACCGCCACCAGTGCGTTCTTGTCCTCGCCGCTGTCGGCCACATCGAAGCCGACCCGTCGGCGCGGCCCCCGATCGAGCCCGAGCTTGCGGCAGGCGTCCAGCGCGGCCCTGACCCAGGACCGCTTGATGACCACGCTGTCGTCATCCTCGCGCGGTTCGCCCAGGTAGATGTGGCGGTATTCCTCCTCGTCCTCGGCGCGTTTCGCCTCGATGACCTTGAGGATCGTCTCAGACAGAAACGGGTTCTCGGTGTAGTTGATCTGGCGCTTGATCGTGTCCGGCGGCGTCCTCGCGATGAACCGGCGCCAGACGAAGTCGGTCACCAGCCTCGGGTTGAACAGGATCCAGAACTGCGAGCCTTCCTTGCGGAGCGTCGGCTCCAGGATTTCCCACTGCTCCTCGGTGAGGTTGTGCGCCTCCTCGATCCAGCAGATGTCGATGCCCTCAAGCGACTTGATCTCGTCGATATGCCGCCAGAGCCCATAGAACATGAACTCCGCGCCGGTCACATTGTGCCGGATCGAGTTCTCGGTGATCGTGAAATCGCCCCGCAGGCCGAAGCGCTCGATCTGGATCTTGAGCAGCGTGTAGACGCTCTCGGCGATCTTGTTCTGAAACTGCCGGGCGCAGAGCACCCTGATCCGGCATTTCGTGGCGAGGAAGACCGCGAACCCCGCCGCGTCCCATGATTTCGACGAGGACCGCCCGCCGTAGAGAACCCGGTTTCGTGCCGGCGTCAGCCAGAAATCACGTAGCGCCGGGTTCAGGGTCGGGCGCGAGGTCAGCGTAGAAGTCTGCAAGGGTCTTGACCTCCACAGGCCCGCCGTTCGCGCCGGTCACCTCTTTCTTGTCCGAAAGCCCAAGGTCGCGCGCGATGATGTTCGCGTTCAGCAGATCGGCCGCGGCGCCGGTGAACTTGTTTTCCCAGATCACTGCCTCGACCCGGCCGATAACATCCGCCAGATCGGGCCGGTGCAGTTCGTGCCCCTCGGTCTTCCAACCGCGCCAGGTCTCGGTGGAAATGCCCATCGAGAGGCACAGGCCGCCGATGGTCATCGCCCGCATCCGGGGAAGTTCCTCGAGCGTCACCTTGCCCTCGTAGCTAAAGGCCTTGGCCTCACGGAGCGGGTTTGCCTCCACCCATTCGAAGTAAGCCACGGCAGCGGCCCAGAGCTCCTCCGGTCCGGCGAAGGTCGGCCGGCGCCCGGGGCTCGGCGGGGCGAGTTCCCAGATGCGATTGCCAACGGCAAAGCGTCCGGCTTTGTCACGTTCTGCCATGGCGCGGCTCCAGAATTGCACACTTAAATACACACTTTCACTTGCGTCCGACTAATAGTGTGTATATAAATGTTCATGAAAGGAAGGGCG